CCCGACAGCTGAGCCTCGCCCGCGCCGCGGATCTCCTGCTCGCCGATCAGCGCGCCCGCGATCGCGCCCGCGGCTCCACCGAGTGGGAGGAGATGGCGGCCCGCCTGGTCGCGGACTGCCACCCGACGCAGCGCGCGTTCGTGCTCGACCCGCACCGCCGCGTTGCTGCACTCGTGGCCCGTGGTGGTGGCAAGACAACCGGCGGGCGCGCGCGGATCATGCGCCGCATGCTGCTCACGCCCAGGGCGAGGGTCGTCTACATCACGAAGACGCGCTCGGTCGGCGAGGAGCTGCTCTGGTGGCCGCTCAAGAGCCTGTGCGAGCGGATGGGCGTCGAGGCCAAGTGGAACGAGACCAAGCTCCGGCTTGTCCTGCCGCACAACGGCGCGATGCTGCGGATCGTCGGCGCGGACGACAAGCACGAGATCGACAAGCTCCGCGGCCAGCCCTTCCACGAGGTCCACCTCGACGAGACGTCATCGCTCGGCTCGGTGATCGTCACGCACCTGCTGTACCGGATCATCGGCCCGCGCCTCGGCGACTACGGCGGGTGCTTCGTTATGTACGGCACGCCCGGGCACCTGCTCGATGGGCCGTTCTACGATGCGACGCGCCCCGGGTCGGAGATCGGGCGACCGTGGGCTGACCGAGACAAGCCGGAGTTCGAGGACTGGATCGGCTGGTCGGTCCACCAGTGGGGCTTGCCAGAGGCCGCGGAGCACGTCCCAGCGATCCAGAAGCTGTGGGCCGAGGCGCTGCTGGAGAAGCGCGCCAACGGGTGGACCGACGACAATCCGGTGTGGCGCCGCGAGTACCTCGGGCTCTGGGCCGCCGACGACACCGAGACGGTGTTCCGCTACCGCGCGCGCCTGGACGACGGGATGCTGTGGAATCAGTGGGACCCGGAGATCAACAAGGTCACCGGCATGGCGAAGCTCCCCGACGGAAAACACGAGTGGCGATTCGTCTACGGGATGGACCTCGGGCACTCGGATCCGTTCGCGCTGGTGATCTTCGCCTACTGCCTCACCGACAAGTGCCTGTATCACGTCTACGAGTTCGGCAAAAAGGGCATGTTCGCTCGGTCCATCGCGCAGCTGCTACTCGGCGAGGAACTCGACACCGACGATCCGGGCGGCGTGATCGGTGCGACCGGGTGGCCCGACGGCCTCGACGCGGACACCGCGGGCCTGGGCGGCCAGCTGCTCGACGAGCTGAGCCACGTCTACGGGATCGCGGTGGACGCCGCCGAGAAGAAGAACAAGCACGACGCGATCGAACTGTTCAACGGCGACCTGATCGACGGTCGCATCAAGATCCTCAAGGGCTCCGTGCTAGAACAGCAGCTGATGAACCTCCAGTGGGCAGTGGACGAGCGAACGGGACTGCTGCGAGAGGACAAGGGCGCGCGCAACGACATGTCAGACGCGGCGATTTACGCCCGCAGGCGCGCCGCGCACAAGTTCGCCGCCGAGGTGGTACCAGAGCCCGAGCCGACGGCGGTGGAGAAGCGCCGCGGGGCGATGGCGCCGCCGGAGCGCCCGGTCAACCCTGCCACGCAGGACAACGAGTTTTCGTCGTGGCTCAGCGATGAAGGCTACTACGAGGAGTGGTGATGGCTTCTCCTGCCGAGTGGATCGACCTGGTGATCGCGCGCGCGGTGGACCTTCGCCGCGTCGGCGTGGCGCGGATCTCGATCGAAGGCTGCGTCGTGGATCTGCTACCCACGGACGAGGCGGCGGCCGTTGCGGCAGAGCCGTCCGCGGAGGACAAGGCGACCGAGCCGACGGATCCGCTGGAGGACCCGTGGACATTTGGTGGTAGAGTCCCGTCGATCTCGGATACGATGGGCGAATAGCTGAACGGTTGGAGCCGGAACTGCGCATGAGCACCTGAACCCGAGCAACCGCTGGTGGCAAGCCGATGATGGTCGCGTCAACGAGCGCGTGATCTCCTACGTCGGCGAGGTCGAGCGACAGCAGTCGTTCATCTTCGAGCGGTTCTACAAGCTGGCGGCGCTGTACGATCCGTACTTCGCCCACCAGTCCGGGTGGGGCGGCACGGAGCCGGACCGCAACCGCGGCTTCGGTCCTTCGATCGGCGACGTCTCCGAGAATGTGATCGCGTCGAACGTGGACACCGTGCGCGCGATCGTCGCCGCGTCCGAGGTGCGCGCGCGCTTCCTCACAGACGACGGCGACTGGACGACGCAGCGCAACGCGCGGCACCTGGAGTGGTACGCCGAGGGCCTGGCCAAGCTGCTCGACCTGCACAGCGTGTCCGTGAGCGCGTTCTTTGACGCGGCGCTCAAGGGCACCGGGCTCGCGAAGGCGTACGCGGATCAGTCCGGGCAGATCGTCGTCGAGCGAGTGCTCGTGGATGACATCATCGTGGACGAGAGCGAGTGCCGCTCCGGTGCGATGCCGCGTCAGCTCCACCATCGCGTGTTCGTGGACAAGCAATCGCTCGTCGCGGAGTTCCCGGACAACGAGCGGGAGATCGAGGGCGCGGCTGGGCGCAGCGTCCTGTCGAGCGCGTCGGGCCGGATGTGGGCTGGGTATCGGCCGTTCCAGTCAGAGCAGGTCGTGCTCATCGAGAGCTGGCGGCTTCCGATCGGCAAGCCGGGCAAGCGCGGCTACGTCGCAGGGCGCCACACGATGTGCATCCCGGGCGCGGACCTGCTCGACGAGCCGTGGGAGAAGCCGCGGTTCCCGTTCGCTCGAATGCTGTGGACCGAGCGCGCGAGCGGATGGTACGGCATCGGCGGCGCGGAGCGGATCGCGGGCCACCAGCGCCGGATCAACAAGATGAACTGGCAGGTCGATCGCCAGCTCGACCAGCTCGCGGTGCCTACGACCTACGTGCGGATGGCCGACGCCGCGCTCACGGTCAAGACGACGAACCGCGCAGGGTCCGTGGTGCCGTACAAGGCCGACGTGCCTGTCACTGTGATCCCTCCGGCCGTGTCGCCCGAGACGTACCGGCGCCAGGAGGTCGTGCGCGATTCCTCCTACGAGGAGTTCGGCGTCTCACGTCTCGCGGCGACAGCGAAGAAGCCATCAGGGCTCGACTCGGGGATCGCGCTGCGCGAGTACCGCGACATGACCACGCAGCGGTTCGCGCAGCAGGAAAAGGCGTTCGAGAAGTTCTTCATCGATCTCACGTGGCTGGTGCTCGACGTCGCGCGCGATCTCGGCAACGAGGCGCCCACGGTGATCCGCCGGAGCCGGTTCGGCGCGCGCAAGATCGAGTGGAAGAAGCTCGAGATGGACGACCTGCGCGTGCAGATCGCCGCGGCGTCCACGGTCGGTCGCACGCCCGCCGGCCGGATGCAGCTCGCGCTCGAATGGGCGCAGGCCGGCGTGATCTCGATGGACGAGTTCCGTCGCCTCAGCCAGCAGCCGGACCTCGCGCGCTCGATGTCGCTCTACACGGCTGCGCTGGAGGACATCGAGCGGTCGATCGAGGAGATCTTGGACGGCGGCTGGGTCGTCCCGGAGCCGTATCAGAATCTCAAGATGGGCGTGTGGCGCTTCCAGCAGGAGTACTTGAAATCTCGCGGTGACGGCGCGCCGGAGGAAGTGCTGGAGAATCTGCGCCAGTGGATCGTACAGGCCGCACACATCCTGGCCACGCTCGCCGCGCCACCGATGGACGCCATGGGCGCGCCGGCGGAGATGGGCGCACCGCAAGAGACCCCGCAATCCGCGCTCGCCCCCGGCGCGCGCATGGGCCTGCGCCTCGGCGCGGCTGGAGCATGACCATGGCACGACCCAACTCACCCGCGCGCGCAGCGCTGATCGCTACCGCCACGCAGGAGCTGTCCGGCATGCTTAGTGCCTCGACGCCCTCGCCCGACACCGGCGCGGTCAC